GTGGCGTGTATAGCCCGCTCCTGACGGAGGCGGCTATCAGGTTCCAGTCAGAGATGATTACCGAGACCTTCCCTGCTCAAGGTCCGGTCAAAACGCAGATCATCGGAGCGATTGATCGTCTTAAGGAAGACGCAGCAGAACGTGTCCGCGATGACATGAACTACATGCTGACCGAGAAGATGATTGACTACCGCTCGGAGCATGAGCGGATGCTGTACTCCCTGGGGCTCTCAGGCGCAGCGTTTAAGAAGATCTACCCGAACCCCAGCACAGAACTGCCTGCGGCTCCTTTTGTCCCGGCAGAAGACTTGATCATGCCCTATGGGGCATCCAATGTTTACACCGCTGAGCGTGTCACCCATGTGATGCGCAAGACGGAAAACGAGATTAAGAAGCTGCAGGTTGCAGGCTTCTACATGGATGTAGAACTGGGTGAGCCTGTCAGGTTCTTCACTGACATTGAGAAGAAAAAGGCGGAAGAACAAGGGTATACCCTTACGGACGACGAGCGCTATCAGGTTCTGGAGATCCACGTAGACTGGGACATGCCGGGGTACGAAGATGAAGTTCCTTTGCCGTATGTGGTCACGGTTGAAAGAGGCACTCAGACGGTTCTGTCAATCCGGCGAAACTGGAACGAAGACGACAGCAAAAAGCTCAAGCGACAGCACTTCGTCCAATACACCTATATTCCTGGTTTTGGCGCTTATGGCCTGGGTTATATCCACCTTATTGGTGGTTATGCTCGCGCTGGCACTTCCATCATTCGCCAACTCGTTGATGCTGGAACCCTGTCCAACCTGCCCGGTGGTCTGAAAAGCCGGGGATTGCGAATCAAGGGCGATGACACGCCCATCGCTCCAGGCGAGTTCCGTGATGTAGACATCCCCTCCGGCACGGTGCGGGACAACATCATGCCACTGCCGTACAAGGAGCCCAGTCAGGTTCTGGCTGCTCTGCTTGAGCGGATCACAGAAGAGGGCAGACGCCTTGCGGCCATCGCAGATCTAAAGGTCAGCGATATGTCTGCCCAGGCCCCGGTGGGCACCACGCTGGCTATTCTTGAGCGTCAACTCAAGACCATGAGCGCGGTACAGGCGCGTGTACACGCAAGCCTGCGCATGGAGTTCAAGCTGCTCAAAGAAATCATCCGCGACTTCCTGCCTGCAGATTATTCCTACACGCCAGAAGGCGGGGACCGGTCGGTCAAACAGTCCGACTACGACTTGGTTGAGGTTATCCCGGTCAGCGATCCAAACGCAGCCACTATGGCGCAGCGGATCATGCAGTACCAAGCTGCTCTGCAACTAGCTCAAGGCGCGCCGCAGATTTATGACCTGCCACAACTGCATCGGCAGATGCTGGAAGTATTGGGTATAAAGAACGCAGAGAAATTGGTTCCAGTTGAGGACGATCAAAAACCGCGTGATCCTGTGTCAGAAAACATGAGTTTCTTGACCGGGAAACCCACTAAGGCGTTCATCTATCAAGATCATCAGGCCCATATTGCAACCCATATGAGCCTTATGCAAGACCCCATGATCATGCAGATGATTGGTCAAAGCCCGATGGCTCAGCAAATGCAAGGCGCGGTTATGGCGCACATTGCGGAGCACATGGCTTTTGCTTATCGCCAACAGATTGAGCAGCAGCTTGGTGTGCCTATGACGGCACCGGATCAGGAGTTGGATGAGCAAACGGAAGTGCAGTTGTCGCGTCTGGTAGCCCAAGCAGCGCAGCAATTGTTACAGGCAAACATGGGCAAGGCACAGCAGCAGCAAGCCCAGCAAATGGCTCAAAACCCGCAAATGCAAATGGCGCAAATGGAGCTTCAGCTTAAGGCGGAAGAACTCAAGCGCAAGGAAGCCGACAGTCAGCGTGACTTCCAGATTGCTCAGCAAAAGATTGCTCTTGAGCAACAACGCTTGCAAGTTGAAACGCAAAAGGAAGCGGCTCGTTTACAAGCGCAACAATCTCAAGGAGACAAGAAACTTCGAGCAGATATGGTGAAGAGTATGATTAAACCATCGCAACAACCGCGCACAAAACAATAAGGAGTAAATATGACCACTGCGTTTAACGTGGTTATCAAAGAAATTGAGGAGCGCCGTGACTCCATCGCACAAGCGCTTATCTCAGGCTCGGCAAAAGACTACGCCGAGTATAAATTCATGACGGGTGAAATCCAAGGTCTTTCACGCGCTCATGCTTTTGTAACCGACCTTGTGCGAAAGATGGAAAACGACGATGAGTGAAATTCTCCTAAGTGACGGTGCCAGCACCACTGTATTGCCCGAGACAGACGCAGAAAAGGCCCGTCAGGTGCCCGATCCTGTGACTTATCACTTGCTCTGCATGTTGCCCAAAGCGGATGAAGAGTACGAGAGCGGGCTGGTCAAAGCAGGCCAGACCATGCACTTTGAAGAGGTGATGAGCCCGGTGCTGTTTGTCGCCAAGATGGGGCCCGATTGCTACAAAGATCCGCTGCGCTTTCCCAGTGGGGCTTCATGCAAAGTAGGCGATTTCGTCCTCGTGAGACCGAATACGGGCACGCGCCTGAAGATTCATGGTACTGAGTGGCGCTTGATCAATGACGATAGCGTTGAAGCAGTGGTGGAGGATCCTCGCGGCATCCAGAAGGGCGGGCGATGAAGCCCGAAGAAAACGAGTTTTTGGGCGTAACTGACGACTTCATTTGGTATGAAGTCCAAGATATGGGCAAACAACTCAACACAATAGCTGGACGACTCCAAGATATGGAGCGCGTAGTCAAAGCTCGCTCACGCGAAACATTTGATTATGTTCACTTCTTGCAGAAAAAGATGCAGGAATTGAAAGCCGAGGTGGAATCACTTAGGAGTAAGGAATGAGCGAATTCAAGTTCCCAGATGAGATTGAGGCTGGAAAGCCCGAAGCAGAAGAGAAGCTGCAGATTGAGATCGAAGGCGAAACCGAGATTGAGGTCGTAGACGACACTCCTGAGGCAGACCGTGGTCGCAAGCCAATGAAGGAGGCCCCTTCAGAGGTCACAGACGACGAACTTGCCCAGTACTCCGAGGGTGTGAAGAAGCGCATCCAGCACTTCTCCAAGGGCTATCACGAGGAGCGCAGAGCCAAAGAAGCGGCTTTGCGTGAGCGTGAAGAGGCAGTGCGTCTGGCTCAAAACCTTGTTGAGGAAAACAAACGCCTTCAAGGCAGTTTGGGACAAGGTCAGCAAGCCCTACTTGAACAGGCCAAAAAGGTTGTTCAAAACGAGTTAGATCAAGCCAAACAGAAGTTCAAGGCCGCTTATGAAGCGGGGGACTCTGATGCTTTGGTTGAAGCTCAAGAAGCACTTGCTGCTGCTAAATACAAAGCAGAGCGAGTAAACAATTTCAAGCCAGCAGTTGCACAGCCGCAAACTCCTGTGGTACAACCGGCTCCGCAACCAGAGCAAACAGTCAGAGTTGATTCCAAAGCCAAAGCGTGGAAAGAAGCCAATTCTTGGTTTGGGGACGACAAGGAAATGACTGCCCTTGCCCTGGCAGTACATCAAGATCTTGTGGAAAGTGGGGTAGATACAAGCAGCGATGAGTACTACGAGAAAATCAATGCTCGTGTACGAAAGCGGTTCCCAGAAGCGTTTAACTCTGAGAAGCCTAAGAAATCGTCGGTTGTAGCGCCCGCCACGCGAAGCACAGCGCCCAAAAAAATCGTGTTGACGCAATCACAAGTTCAAATCGCCAAGCGGCTCGGACTGACTAATGAGCAGTACGCCCGTGCGGTTGCGGAAGAGATGAGGAAACAAAATGGCTGAACGTAATCCCCGTGAACTGGACACCCGCGCTAAGGCTGAACGGCCCAAGCAATGGATGCCTCCACAACTCCTGCCCGACCCCAATCCTGAGGCTGGGTATGCTTTCCGTTGGATTCGCGTCAGCACGCTCGGGACCAATGACCCGATGAATGTTTCCGCAAAACTCCGCGAGGGCTGGGAGCCCGTAAAAGCAAGCGAACATCCCGAGATTCAACTGGGAGGAGGTGGCTCAGGTCGCTTCCCGGACAGTATTGAAGTCGGTGGTCTGCTGCTTTGCAAAACCCCAAAGGAGTTCACTGAGCAGCGAAATGCCTTCTACCAGCGTCAAGCTGACGGGCAGATGGCATCAGTGGACAACAACTTCATGCGCGATAACGACCCCCGGATGCCTCTGTTCAAAGAGCGCCGCTCTGAGGTGTCGTTTGGGCGCGGTTCCTAATCCAAGGAGTTTCAGATGGGATACCCCACGATTGATGCACCTTACGGCTTCAAACCCGTAAACCTCATTGGTGGTCAGGTATTCTCAGGTTCTACCCGAGAGTACCCGATTGCCTACAACTATGGCACTGCCATTTACTACGGTGACTTTGTCCAGCTTTCGAGCGGCTTTGTGACCATCCTGGCCAACACCATTGCAGGTAACGCTGCGGTTGGTGTGTTCCTGGGTTGCTCGTACACCGACCCGGTGACCAAGCAGAAGCGTTTCTCCCAGTACTACCCCGCCAACACCCTGGCTGGGGACATCGAAGCCATCATCTGCGACGACCCGGATACGGTCTTCAAGGCTGCTGTGGTGACGGCTGCTGGCACTCCTACCATCGCTTCGGCAACGCAGCTTCTGGTCGGTCAGAACATGGCGGGTAATACCTCCACTGGTTCTTCCTCGACTGGCAACTCTGCTGGTGGTGTGGTTGCTGCTACGTCTTCGGCTGGTAACTTCCGCGTTTTGGGTCTTGTGCCTGATACGCAGATCAACACGGGCTGCACCTACGTCAGCGGCACTGGCACGACTTCTATCGTTGTGTCCGGTCTGTCGATTGGTCAGGTGATTCCGGTTGGTACGGATATGTATCAGTTGGTGGCAGCTACGGGCCAGTTGCAGTGGGTTGGCGTTGTCAGCACGCTGGCAACAGTTTCGTCCACTACCGCGCAAACCTTGACGATGGCAGCAAACACCACCGCCTCCGGTTCGCTGGCTTTGGTGCAAAGCTCTGAAGTGCTCGTCAAGATCACCTTCGGCGCTCATCGCTACTACGTTGCTTAAGGAGTAACTCAAAATGG